GACGAAGTCAGCTTCGGAGGTAGTCGCGTTGACTTTCACCATCGTCTTCGTACCCGGATCATCGTCGAAGTTACAGAACGCATTAAGTATAAGACTGTCTCCTCTAGTCTTAGACAAGGTCACGTTGACTGGTACAACTCGATCGATGATAGTATCTTTGTGCTTCATGACGATTCGTATGTGACGGCGAGACTGTCCTCTGGATGAGTAGACGTTCTTCCCCTTGTCTGCAGACTTTAGAGCATCAAGACTCAGGAAGGCGTTGAGTTGATTTTCACGCAGGTCGTCAGGAAGCTTCCCTTGGCGTGACCGTGTAGCAGCCTGTTGGATAGAGATATTCTCCTCCCGTAGCTGTTCGTTCTTAAGTGATAGTTCGTGAAGAGCCTGCTTGGCAGCTTCAGCCTCCTCACGTTGCGCTTTAGCCATCGCCATGAGTTCATCAATGGCTTGTTGCTGTTTAGCATTACCTGCTTCGATCGAGGCTGATGAGGTAGGTGTTGCTGTTGTCTTGGATGTTTTCTTTTGTGTCATGTGTGTATGTGTCTTTCTGTATGTGGATATGTTTGTGATAGTTGACCCAAAGGCCATCCACATGCCTTCAAGTACCAGCTAAGCAAGAAGTCCGAAACCGTTGTGTCGCGGGTGCTACTGGTGTCTTTGCCCATCGGAGTGTCAAGGTGGAAGTTCTCTAGCAGCCGTTGAGACGGAAAGAATGACCTGTACCACGTACTCAACGCGACTAATGGTATGGGACAGGCATAGGAGACTCTTATCGGTTGGAAGTTAACGGGTCACGCAGGTCATTGTTTGCGACGATTACGGATGCAGAGAAAACTACCTTTACACGGAGATATAATGGCATCACCAGTAGTAGGAGAGTGTAAACCCCTTCCACCGGCCCTTTGGGGCCATTCCGCAGAGCGGATTCGTTTATAAGGGGGTTACTAGAAGACCTAAAGGGCTTCGTCGGATACCGCTTGCGTTGCGTGAGGATATTAGGAGAGAGCCTGCAGCTTACTGCGTAGCTAGGCCGAAAGGCTTCGTCACCTATGGGTACTGATACATGATAGTACCGGGCGTGATAACCCTAGTGTCCAGCTTGCCGAACTCAAGGCATGGATTAACTGATGATCATGGGCGTGGAGGCATGTGGATCACGGCGGGTAGCCTGTTGTGTTGTCGTGCGTCCACCCTGCTGGATGATAAATGAATAGCTACAGATAACGACAAAGACGACAGGATTTCTAGTGGGTTCCGGTGGTAAACGATAGCGTCGGCTGTTGTACGTGTGTAGTCGAGGGGTAAGGGGGGTCAGTTGTACTGCGTTGTAAAACGCTACCGGCTCACATTTTAGCACCAAAAGTATACAGATGAGTCTCCCACGGTTCCTTAGAGGGTCTCAGACGGCCTTCTCGTGGCAGCGTGGGGGCATCCTGAGGAGGGCAACCCCCAGACTTCTGGGTGATTCCCGACGCGCAGCAAGGGTTACATCCAAGTAAGCTCTTTAGCCCTAGTATTACCCCACAGTTTATCGTGGGAATCTAGGAACTTCTCTAGCTCAATGTCAATCATCTCATCTCTATAGTCGGCTACCGCGCGGTCTACGTGGGCTTCCATGTGTTCAACCCAGTAACTGCAGGCAATCGCTAGTGCATCCAGCCTATCGTCGTGTCTAAGGGCTCCTTTATCGAAGGTTATCCTTGACAACTGATAAAACAGTTGGTACAATGTTCTATTAGCAGCCCCCAAGCCTAAGACATCTTCATCTACTCCTTCTACATCTTTCTCAACTACAGATTTACTGATGATCAACCTATGGGAGTTCATTAGGGGCTCTAAAGTGTCTATAATCCGACGTTCCTTCTGAATGTTGTGCTTAACTTCTTCTACAGTACAGGGGTATCCTATGTCTTGAGAAAGGACAGGTTTAAGAAGTTGACTGAACATACCGTCACCGAAGTTCGACTCAACGATGATCTGGTTTACCTTGTTCTGTCGAGCCACCTTGGCTAGACCCCTGAGAATCTGTGGGCTATAGCCACCCATAAACCCCCCAGAAGCCGTTACAAACAACTGTCCATTGAGGATTTTGACTACAGCGTAGGCTGTTTCGTCTTTACCCATGCCCGCAGGGTCTATGGCCATCACCGCGCCTGAATACTGCTGATGACCTTCAGCCACTTCCATAGGCCTGTGGTAGCGGTCTCCCGCCAAGCCTACGGCTGGTAGGTCGTTCCAGACGAGTTCTGGGGAACTAGCCCAAGTTAGCTTGGGGGAAGCAACATCGTCATCTAGAGGGTGGACAATGAGGTCTCGCAGCTTGAGGGGATACCGCCCGACATCGCTGAGAGTCGTATCCAGCATGTACTGGAGGGCAAACCCGCTTTTACCGTAGGAGGCCTCCCGCTCCTTCAGGTCAATATCGTCGAATCTGTCAGCGTCTACAGGAGTGCCTACTTCCCACTCCTCGCATAGTCCAGCGACGTAGGGAGCCAGCCTATCTCCGTAGGCATCTTTGATCTTCGCTGATGGTATACGGGCAGGCCAGATTTTGATCTCGTACCCCCTTTCAGGAAGGATGTTGTAGACAGACATCTCCGTTTGGGGCGTCCCTAGGTAGACGATACGACCATTAGGCTTCAGAACAGCGTCAAATTCCTTAATAGTTTCCTGAATCTTATCGCGCATCACCTGTGTCAGGGAGTTATTCAAGGATTCAACATCATCAGCCACGATCAGGTCAGCACGGCTACCAGTAAGCTGCCCTGTAATTCCTACAGACTTTACAGAAGGAGCGTGGGCAGCAGGGGCAGGCCCGACATCAAAGGCAATCTTACTGCTCCGCTGCTCTTCTTTAGGAATCAGATGCTTCAGAATAGGCATCTCGCTGATAAGCCTCAGGGTAAACGTCGAGAAGTCGTCACTTCTGGTTTTACTGGCTGAAACCACCAATATATTCAGAGATGGGTTCATAAGAAGCTGGTGGCACACATAAGCAGAGGTAATCCAGCTTTTGCCCACCCCACGAAAAGCCTGTATGCAACAACGTCTAGGGCCGTTATCGACGTACTCTGCTATGTCGTATTGAGTAGGTGTCGGATCAGGGAGATTCAGATGTTTCCACGTAAGAAACAGGAAGTTTCTGAAGTCTCTTACCTTTTCTATTCCCTTCATAGTCTAGGGAGCCCAGAAAGGGGTCTCTAAGGGCTTTTTGGAGCGATTAGGTCTACCGACCCTCTTGAACTTTCTTAAGCTCTTCAGTAGCTGGAAACGGGAGCGCATTGGCTAAACCCTCTAATGGGGATTCAATTGCAGGGGCAGCGGTTATTCCGTTATCTTTCAGCAACTGCCTCGCAACATTGAGATCAGTTGATGTAGCAACCCCGTCATTTATCCTCAGAGTAAGGTCATCGCAGACTAAACCAAAAAGATCGCCTAGCTTTTCTTCTTTAGTTTTTGCCATTCGTTAATCGCCTTTGCTGCTGTCCAAGCAATAGTTGCGGTAAGCAATGTTATCTTAAGGATCAACTCGATATCCGTTAGAGTCACCACACCCATAACTGTTCCATTGATTCCAAAGATTTTTATCACCTCTACCACTTTTAGCCATCTATTTTTCAGGTTCAGGTAAAACTGCCGGTGCTACACTACCGTCCCCCTGTATGAGGGCCACTAATGTATTTCCAGCTTCTTCTAATCCCTTCATCTGTGCTTCCCTAGCTGCAGGGACAAGTCCCACGGGCATTCCCGATACAGCCGCCTGATACAATAGGTTAAGCGCCCCTAAGGACTTTTGAACCTCGGTCGTGTTTTCTTCGTTTGGTCTTTTGTTCTCTTCCATAATCGGACTCCGTTAATACTTTAATGGTTAATAATTTAGCTGTCAACTCTAGAAGTGTACCGTTGCATTTCTGAATCCCAGCCTCTACTCGCTCTCACTCCTTCTCGAAATTCTATTATCTCTTTGTTCGTCCACTCTACGAGCGGCTTCAAGTTTTCTTCGTCTACAAGCACAACTTCGGTTATCGTCGCTACATTCTGCTCCCCCTTCCCTCGAAGAACTAGATGCCATTTCGACACGACTCCGTCCGTCTCGATTGCGTCTGTCGTAGTCCATTCTGCTGTTACCCATTTGTGTTTTTCTCCAGTAACCATATCGTTGTTTGTCCAAGATTGCCAGATACTCACCGCGAGGCGTTCTAAGTTAACGAGCCTCTAGAATCAAACTAATTCTGTGAGCCGCCACCGCTACTTCCTTTTGGTCGCGCTCTAAAGAAAGCCTGTGGGCCTACAACTCTGGTTAGTGGTGATACCCATCTCCCCGCACTATTGGTTTTAATGTCAGCCAATTGTATCCACTCTAGCTTTCCTCTGTCGTAAGCTCCTCTAGAAAATTCTACGGTATAAACTTGATTAGATGCCCCCGTGATGCGGAGCATGAAGTAGCTTCTTTTGGGAAGAAACTTAAGAACAGGCGTATCTATTTCAATCTTCGTCTCAGCCTGTAGGCTTAAGATGGTAATCAAAAACAATAGAAGAAGTTTAACAGTCTTCAGCATTACTAAAAAGATCAAGGGTCTTTAGGTGTTCATAGGCTTTATCCACCAGTTCGCTGTGGGAAGTATCAGGGGCCACGGTCATATCGTATTGTCTGGCTCCCTGTGCTTCTAAGTATTCTGAGGAAGTAATGTGACCTTGTTCCCATGTTCCCTCTTCGTTCTCGTCCATCGCGCCGTTGAAGATCGAGTTGTACCTAACCTTGGTTTCATTTATGAGACCTTCCACTTGAAACGAACAGGTCATCGAAGAATCCCCCTCATACTCCTTCTCGTACCGTACGTGTAAGTCCCTAACCCTCCAATAGGCATCGACGCCTGTCGGAGCATCCACGGGGTATTCTAAAGCATTCCCGTCTGGGTCATGGGTGGGAGGTGCGCCAAATTTTCGTAAGAGTGCCATAATTAAGTCCAGCTAATGTTGTATTGGTTTGCTGTGAAATCCTTGTACCCACCAGACGTAAGCATGCTAGGCACACTTGAGCTACTGTAGAAGGTTGTAAAGTAGCCTCCTGTGCTTCCTTCGTACTTTGTGTTGATGAAATCCCCTGTGCCATCGTCATCGATTAACTTGTAGCCTATCTTGAAATCAGACCCGCTGGCGTACTGGTAGCCGTTGCCTAGATAGAATCTGATTTTAGAAATGGTAGCATCAGGGGAGCGTATAGCACCCTGAAGTTCGACAGCACGGATGTTCCAAATATTGATCATTGCGGTGTTACCGTTACCGTTTCCTCCGTTGATCCAATCGTTAGAATCATACGCCCCCCAGTACATGTAGTTGATAACCCAATCACTCCACCCGCTTGTGCCGGTTCCCCCTAGGTTATCTACATAAACCTGCATAGCAGGCCTTCGTGCATAACTCTGGCTCGTATTGGCAACCGTACCTGTAGTGCTTAGGTTAATCGTGGAGCCACTATTTTGATGCCAAGTCGTACCAGAAGGTGAACCGTACCATTGTCCTCCTGTACCCGTATAGCTGTTAGCCCAATTCCGAGTGACTGCTAATACAATACCCTTTGAGGCGAACGCTCCTTTTCGGAAGTCTTCATAGGTACACTTATAAACGGTGTTACTCCGCTCAACTAATAATAAGTCGCTTTGTGCGTTAGACATAGGTCAATTTAAGTACCACCAGAAGGTTCCTGCCGCTGAAGTACCGGCATAGCTACTCTGTCCCATCCCTCCTCCATAAGAGAATCTCAGTATGTCTCCATTATAAATCCGCACCGACTGTTTTGTTCTCATCCAAGCGACATCGTTGGTATTCATCCCGGTGGTCTCTACACAAGCGTAGTAAGAGTAATTGTATTGGGAAACGGTTCCGTTGTGAGCAGGTAGAATTTTCGCGCCACCTCCGCAAGGGTAGTTGTGCTGGGTTGAGATGTTAGTGTTGAAAGGTGATGTTCCATTGTTAGCCCCACAATATGAAGAACCCGTGGAAGTCGTTCGCGCCCATCTCCTTGCAGACATGCTTGTGCCAATGCTTGTGAAGGATAAACCGCTAGGAGCCGAAGGGGTGGATGTGCCATAGTTCTGGGTAGAGGTTGATGTATACCAAGACCCTGACCCTGCGTTATTGGAGTTGGCAAAGCACCAATCCTGTCCAGCACCGGGGTAGCCGCTGAAGTGTCTATATGCTCTCCCGTCTCCCTGTAGTATCTGAATGTTTCCTATGGACATATCTCCCTGCCACGATGTATTGGCAGTATTCTTCTGTCCAAAGTAAAGGTATCCCGTCCAATAGCTGTCTTGATAATGGTATTTACCAGAATAATACCATACGTTAACACGGGTATCACACGTTCGATAAGCACCAGAATAATCCCCACTTCCAACATTATAGAAAGTTGTCGGTAGGGTTGTGGCAGCAATGACCTGTGGAGTACCAGAAGTATTAGTAAGGCTCATCGTCTCCTGTGGCCCCATGTATGGCCCCACATCTTTGAGGTCTCCCCAAGTTTCTTTGTAGACAGTTCCGCCCCGTTCTACCGCCAGCAGGTCGGAGTCAACGGCGTTATGCATCAAATCTTCGACGCGCTCTTGGTAAACGGTATTGCTACGTTCAACCAGTACCAAGTCGGATTCTAGTACTGTAGACATTATGGGAGTACGTTAAGTACGCTAATATTTTCCATTCCGTTCCAAGTGGTTCCACCACCGCCACCACCACTAGCAGTTGCATATCCGTAGCCGGTAATGTGACCATAAGCGTCAAGAGTTAAGTCCTGAATGAAGTTCTGTCCAGAGAGGTTAATAGACCCCTGTGCCCCGTTACCGCTGTGTCGGACATCTGTGCCAGTCATGTAAACACCGTTACTCGCACTATAGGTGGTGTTGGTATCGGTGTTAACGACGTTACAGTTAAACACAGTCCCGGCCAGGGACATCCCTGTTCCAGCGGTATAGGTAGTGTTAGTGTCAGTGTAACCTGTGATGTACCCAGAACCGTTCGTTAGCTGATTAGTGTTGGTTATGTAGTTGGCGTTAGTAGCCCCTGTGAAACCTAGGCTCGATAAGGTACAGGTAAAGTTAGTAGCACCGTCAGCAACATTGAGAAACGAAAGGACAGCAGCCTTCGGTGCATGACGAGTCCAACCATCGTTCCCTGATTCCGCGACTATCGAAGTAACCGAACCTGTAGCGATGTCATTCGGAGTGATGTTC